CTAAACTTTGGGCATCTAAAATTTCTGCTGCTAAGTCTAAGTTTGACGTTTACCCCTCTGCCTACGCTAACGGCTGGGCTGCTAAAGAATATAAGAAAGCAGGTGGTGGTTGGAAATCAGAGAGCGTAGAATACACAACAGAGGAACCAGTAATGGAAATGAGTTACAAAGAGAAGTTCGCTGCCATGCTGAAGAAGTCTGGCAAATCACTTGATCAAATGGATGACGATGAGAAGAAGAAATTCTTCACTACAGTCGATGCTGCACATAAAGCAAAGAACGAAGACACCGAGATTGACGAAGCTATCAAGTTGAAAGGATTTGGTAAAGACGCTGGTCCAAGCAACATGAGCAATCCAGCAGCCCGCGCATCTTTAATGAAGTCTACGCCCGCTGTCAAGAAAAAAGTCAGCGACATGACTCCTGCTGAGAAAATGGCTAATGCTAAAAGACGTAAAGAATACAACGAATACCAAAAGTCCAAACGCAACGCTGCTCCTCATAATACTAGCGCGACACAAGGTAAAATGATGTCGCCTAAAGGAACTATGCAAGAAAGCGACTTGGATGCGAACGAGATTATTGAGCCTGAAGTAGTTGAGACCCAGACTCCTGAAGTAGAGTCTGTAGTGGATCAGAACATGCGGGCGTATGTACAACAAATTACACAACATGCTAAAGACACAAACTTTTAAAGGAGAATCATATGTCAGGTTGGGGAAAAGCAGACAACAAAACTGCATCGGGCACTATCGCCCTTGGCACTGATGGAGCTGTAACAGGCACATCAACTGCCTTTACTACGGAAGCCGCAGTAGGTGATATCCTCACTGCCAACTCCATTGATTTTAGAATCACAGCTATTGCTGATGATACGAATGCAACAGTTGTTGACGCTGATACAGCTGGTGCAGCTATTGTTGCTCAATCAGCTGGTGCTTCTTACACATTGAGCGAAAAGCCGACAATGATGAGCTTTAACTCTGTTGGTGGATATTCATCCGAAACAGTTTTTGGTGTTGACGAAAACGAAATGGCAGCCAACAACGATGTTGAGGGTGCCGCACACGCTGGTTGGGTGCATGTTCGCACTAACGGCTCTCGGAAAATTGTTGAAACACTTGTTGCTATGTCTAAGAACGGCATCACGGGTGATGCTGAAGATGTAGTCTTTGAAGACTTCCGCATTGCTATTACTACGCAACCTGCAAGTCGATCTGATGCAACAGGCACGGCAGTAACATTCGCAGTGGTATCTACTATCACTGGCACAGGCGGCACACAGACATTCCAATGGGAACGTTCTCTGGACAGTGGTTCTAACTGGGTTACGGTTGACGGTACAATTGATGGCGCAGTATACAGCGACTTCACTACTGCTACACTAGCTGTTTCTGATAACACTGGTCTTGATACATATCAGTACCGCGTGATTATTTCTGCTACAGGTGCTGATAGCGTAACATCTTCTGCGGCAACGTTGACAGAGGCATAATCTCATGACAATCTCACGAAGAGTGTTAGTAATTACTGAAGTGAAGGAAGATGGTACATCCTTCTTCAAGGATACGTATGAAGCTGCCTCTAGACAGGGAGAAGACTACGCTACCGAACTCAATGCAATATATGGCGTAGTCGCTGATGATACATTAGCATCTGATTGGTCACTGCACGATATGGGGGATGTAAATCCCCATAGAGATTGTGAGGCTAATTTGAACTGTCAACACGGCGCCGTATGGAGCACTGAGAACGCATTAGGTGATACGTTGGTAACATATTTTAAATGTTCCGAAGCAGATCCCATAGTGTATACTACGGATCATGCATTATTGGTAGAACGATTGGCGCACAATACTGAACATTCAGTCACTGTTACGTCTAAGCTATATCCTGCTGATGAGCATTTTACTATAGATTTTGACAACGAAATCACCTAGGAGTTAGAAAATGGCAGATCAAAAAATCAGTGAGTTGACCGCAGTTACTACAACCGCTAATACAGATAATATCGTATTAGCTCGTAGTAGTGCGAACAATAAGATTACAGTGGCTAATTTCTTTTCAGCAATTGCTACACCTGCCAGTTTCTCGGGTAAGGTATCGTTAACAGGAGCTGAGACAATAACCCAACCAGGTGCTGTCTCAGTTGCTACTAATATCAGTTACATTACGAATGCTACAAGTGCCGGTACACTGACTATTGCAGCTGGTGTAGAAGGCCAAATAAAGGTAATTATCTGCACATCTAACACAAGTAGCAATACATTAACATTGGATGACTCAGATTTAGCACAGGACACAATCGTATTTGATGCCGCTGGCAAGACCGCGACGCTTATATATACTAACACGAAATGGTATATGATAGGTGGAACGGCTACGTCAACGTAACCAATATGAATGACTGAACTAAATGATGAAAATTATTTAATTTTCGCAATTAAAAACTATAACAACCCGGCGTGTGAAGGGATGGCTGATATGGAAGATGACTTGAAAAGATTCAAGTATGTCAAAAGACTCTTCCGACGTTACGAAACTTCGGGTGTATTGAGTGAAAGATTAATACTCAATCACTTGACGGTGTTGTACAATGTTTTTGATAATGCGGCAACTCCCTTGCTTTTCTTTAGAATAGAAGAAAAGTATTGGGCGATTTTAAAGTCATTTCTAGTATTCATCAATAGAGTGCCACTAGAACAGATAGGAAGCAACGAGCCGTATATACCATTAGATGGGTATGTACTAGAAACACTGAGGAAGCTGTAATGTCACGTTTTGTAGATGCGGTAGTAGCATATAGAATACTCCGAATGTTGGCTACCCCAATTGAACGTAGCGATGCCTTCAGAATGGGTATCATTGATAAGGACGGAGAGAAGCTAAAAGATCCTCAGTCTTCCGAAGAACTCGACTCATATTCACTTCTACAAAGATTTGTATTCAAGGTGCAGAAAGCACTTATGAAATCCCCTGATCGAAACGCAAAAAGACTCTTGACATTTGCAGCCGCTATTGCTATACTGCGTGAATCATCAGAGATGGATCACGATCAGGGAGAACTGGAATCTCTCCTCGACCTTTATATGACAGAAGAAGCTGTTCAGGCACAAAGTAAACTTTTAGAACATAATGATATGCTCACATTCAAAAACTTTCATATGGAAGAAATGGGTGTAGGCGGTGGCGGCATTGCTGGTATAGGTACTGGACCCGCAGACCAAAGAGAGCCAGGTCGCGATCCAGTTTTCATGCCTATGGTTCAACGAAAGAAGAAACGAAAGAAGGAAAATGTCAACTAATAGCGAATACGAAACTCGATTAGCAATTGTCGAAAACGATGTGAAACAAATGGGGCAACTGTTTGACCGCATGGACACCGCTATTGAGAAAATAACTGACATTTCAAATGCAGTGAATCAAATGCTTGCTGTACACGAAGCAAAATTGAACACACATAGCACTAAACAAAACGAAATATTTTCGTTGTTTGAATCAAGACGAAAAGATGTTGAAAATTCTAATAAGGAAATACATTCAAGAATTACTACGCAGGGTAGAGAGTTGCAATCAGAGATGAAAGAGGACACCCGCAGAGTAATGGAAGCTATTGATCAACTCAAAAGTATGATAAGAAACAGTATCCGCGAGAGTGTGGAAGACGTTAACAAGCTAGAAGATAGAGTAGTACAACTAGAACAGCGACAATGGCTAGTTATGGGCGGTGCTATGGTAGTAGGTTTTCTCATTGCAAACGCTTCGACCATATTGGAAATGATTTCTTGACATCTTAGTCAGTATGCAGTATAATACTTGTTATGAGCTTATATATTGATATCAAATTTCTGACGCAAATCACCCATCGTTTCGAGCTATTCAAGAAGAAAGATAACTTTCTCTGGAATGTTCGTTGCCCTATCTGTGGTGACTCACAAAAAAACAAACGCAAGATGCGAGGTTACTTCTTTCGCAAAGGAGAAGACCTGATGTATAAGTGCCACAACTGTCAACACAGCGCACACTTTGGGTCTATGCTCAAGCAGCTAGACGGACTGTTGTACAAAGAATATGTCCTAGAACGTTATGCTACAGGTGGCAGCGCGAAGAAGTTTGGCACTGAAGCTAGAGTGAAGACAGTGTTTGACAATCCCCCTCCCTTTAAGCCTCTATGGCAGAATCTTTTTGACTCAGTATACTCACTACCTTATGATCATGAGGCAGTAGAATACTGTGACTCTCGGATGCTTCCTGATGAAGCTACAAAGCGACTGTACTACATTTCTGATGTGCGAGACATTGTGCAACTGAATAACAAGTACAGGGCATCAATAACAACTAGCGAACCTAGACTTGTGATACCCTTCTGCAATGAGCATGGGAGACTCACAGGCGTCACCTTACGAGCGATGAGAGGTGAAGCGTTACGATACATCATGGTAAAAGTAGATGAGTCTGCTCCTACAGTATTTGGACTCGATACGGTTGATAAGACACAGCCTATCACTGTAGTTGAGGGTCCTCTTGATAGTCTATTCTTAGACAACGCTATTGCATGCGCAGGTGTTGCTTTCAATCAGATTGAACGATTGAACTTGCCTTTATCGCTCACTACTATTGTGTTTGATAATCAGCCTAAGAATTTAGAGCTATGTAAACTGATGTATAAGTATATCAAAGACGGGTTTTCTATATGTATCTGGCCTGACTCAATCGCAGGTAAAGACATAAATGAGATGGTTCTAGACGGCATGAAGCCCCTAGAAATTCAGAAAATTATAAATGATAATACATATAAAAATCTCACAGCAGAACTAAAATTTACTAACTGGAAGAAATGTTAATTATGAGCAAGGTCAACCTGATCGCATTGAGCAAGCCAAATGCAACAACAGACTGCAACACCGCCGAAGAGCTGGTAGCATATGCGGCTAGAGTGAGCAACCCAGCTAACCAATCGAACAAAGAAACAGCACCGAAATTACTGAAATATTTAATCAACGAAAATCACTGGTCTCCTTTTGAAATGGTTCACATGACAATTGAGATTACAACAACACGGGACATCGCAAAGCAAATACTGCGCCATCGTAGTTTTAGCTTCCAAGAATTTAGTCAACGTTATGCTAAAGCTACTAATTTTGTAGAGCGAGAATGCAGAATGCAAGATCCAAAGAATAGACAAAACTCTATTGAGTTGGATCAGCATCCTTTGTACAAAGAAGGTGATAGGATCGCTGAAGATTGGAACATGAAGCAGAAAGATCTTATTAGAAGAGCGCAAGAGACTTACGAATGGGCCCTAGATAAGGGTATCGCAAAAGAACAAGCAAGAGCCGTTCTACCAGAAGGCAACACAGAAACCGTTCTGTATATGGCAGGTAGTTTGCGATCATGGATTCACTACTGTGAGTTACGCATGGGAAACGGTACGCAGAAAGAACACGCAGAAATTGCATCCGCTTGCTGGTCCATCATGGGGGCACATTTTCCCTCAGTCATTTCAGCACTAAATGATATCATCATTCAAAAATAAAGAGAAACATATGGCAAAACAAGAATATATGGGGCTACAAATAGATTTATCACGCGATGAACTATTTGATAAGCTAGGCGCTCAACGTCTACAAGAAAGTTACATGCGTGACGATGAGACTAGCCCTCAACATAGGTTTGCCTATGTCAGCAAACAATTTGGATCATCACCTGAACACTCACAAAGATTATACGATTATGCGTCGAAACACTGGCTTTCTTATTCAACCCCAATTCTCTCGTTTGGTAAAAACAAAAGAGGCATGCCTATATCTTGCTTCCTTAATTTCATCGAAGACACTGCTGAAGGACTTGTTCAAAACTATTCAGAAACATCGTGGCTCAGTATGCTTGGTGGCGGTGTTGGTATTGGCTTTGGTATTCGCAGCGCAGGCGACAAGTCAACTGGTGTCTTACCTCACCTCAAAACATACGATGCAAGTACCCTGGCTTATCGACAAGGCAAAACTAGACGCGGAAGTTATGCCGCTTACCTCGATATCAGCCATCCAGATATACTCTTGTTCCTCGATATGCGTAAGCCCACTGGTGATCAAAATCTGCGTTGCCTAAACTTACATCACGGTATCAACATCACTGACAGATTCATGGAAATCATTGAACGATGTATGGTTGACCCAGAAGCAGATGATGGCTGGAACTTATGTGACCCACACTCCGGAGCTATTCGTGAGACTGTATCAGCCAAGTACTTGTGGCAGAAGATACTAGAATTGAGAATGGAAACAGGCGAACCGTATCTACATTTCATCGATACAAGCAATCGAACGATGCCTCAGTTTCAGAAAGATTTGGGACTGAAGATTCATCAAAGCAATCTATGCTCTGAGATCATTCTACCTACAAACGAGCAACGAACCGCAGTGTGTTGCCTTTCATCTGTCAACTTAGAACACTACGATGCATGGTCAAAAGACCCACAGTTTCTAAAAGACATGGCAGAAATGCTAGATAATGTGCTACAGTACTTCATCGATGAAGCTCCTGATACTGTAGCCCGTGCAATATTCTCTGCTACACAAGAACGTAGCATTGGTATCGGCGCACTAGGCTTTCATGCCTACCTGCAAAAGAAAAATCTTCCTTGGGAAAGTGCTGTAGCCAAGGGTGCAAACATGAGAATGTTCAAACTGATAAGAGGAAAGTTAGATGAAGCGAATTTACAACTTGGGAATGCTAGAGGTGAGGCTCCTGATGCGAAGGGCACAGGGCGAAGATTTAGTCATGTTATGGCTATCGCTCCCAACGCTAGTTCTAGTATTATTATGGGAAACACTTCGCCGTCCATTGAGCCATTTAGGGCGAACGCTTACAGGCAAGACACCATATCGGGTGCCTTCCTCAACAAAAATAAGCATTTGGATGGTCTTATTAAAGAGCGAATTTCAGCAGGTGAAAAAGTCGATTATGATGAAACTTGGTCGTCAATCATAGCAAACGATGGTTCTGTACAGCAACTGTCCTTTTTGACTGATTGGGAAAAGGATGTGTACAAGACAGCTATGGAGATTGATCAACGCTGGGTGATTGAACACGCGGCTGATCGACAGAAGTTTATTGACCAAGCGCAATCACTCAATCTATTCTTCCGCCCTGATGTGAACATCAAGTACCTACATGCTGCACACTATCTAGCGTGGAAGCAAGGTCTGAAAACGCTGTACTACTGTCGTTCCGAGAAGTTGGGTAAGGCAGACAAGGTGTCGAAGCGAGTTGAGCGACAAATAATCAAAGAAATTGATATGCAGAGTTTGATTGATGAAGACAATTGTGTGGCGTGTGAAGGCTGAAGTAATTGCAGATGCTATCCCCCACGATAAACGCATAGCCGTTTCAGTATCAGGTGGTTGGGATAGCGCGGTGCTGTGGCACATCGTGTATAACGAGTGCAAGAAAAGAGGACAGGAGTGCAAACCGTACACTGTCCCTAAGATAGATGGTGCTCAAAGATGGGCTAATGAAGTCATAAAGCAATCTGGCTATGAAGGTGAAACTACACTTGTAGGCAGCGTCACTGCTGAAGATGTATCTAGGTATGTGAGAAGTGGGCTTTGGGAGATCATCAAAGACAATCACGCTGATGTAGTATATGTAGGTACGAATAAGTATTATGATGGCATGGCACCTGAGCATCAGCGGCAGCATCCTAGCAGCTGGGGAGCAGAGCATTTATGCATTCAGCCCTTCTTTGATTACACTAAGGATGTAACGGTACAATTAGCCTTTGATTTAGGCATTGCGTATGATATAATGAACATCACGCATTCTTGCACTGAGAAAGATGAGGGTAGATGCGGGTACTGCCCTTGGTGCAAAGAACGTGCATGGGCTTTTAACGAAATTGGGAGGAAAGATGAAGGTATTAATTAAATCACGCGACGATTGCAAATTTTGCACTGAAGCTAAAATGTTTCTACAGGGTATGGACATTGAGTATACTGAGGAAGAACAGCCTGAGGGTAGAGTGCCTCAAATCTACATCGATGATGAGTTTATCGGTGGTTACACCGAACTGATCGAATGGGCAGTAGAAAACTAGAAACTATAAATACGTTGCTCGTTATGAACACTAACATCGAAAGGACACATATGGCGAAGAAATTAAATCTACAAGATAACCGAGATTACTTTAAACCTTTTAACTATCCATGGGCATATGACGCATGGCTAAAGCATGAGCAATCACACTGGTTGCACACCGAAGTCCCTATGGCTGAAGATGTCAAGGACTGGAAGAATCGACTAAATGAAGCTGAGAAGGGCTTCCTAACGAACATCTTTAGATTTTTTGTACAAGGCGATGTTGATGTAGCAGGTGGGTATGTCACAAACTATTTACCTTACTTCCCACAGCCTGAAGTACGCATGATGTTGTCAGGATTCGCTGCCAGAGAAGCACTGCACGTTGCAGCATACGCACACTTGATTGAGACCTTAGGGATGCCGGAGAGCACCTATAACGAGTTTCTAGAGTATGATGCTATGAAAGACAAGCATGATTACTTCACTAATTTAGCAAACACTAATGGCACAAAAGAATCTGTAGCAACCAATATCGCAGCATTCTCTGCATTCACTGAGGGTATGCAATTATTCTCCTCTTTCATTATGTTGTTGAACTTTCCGCGTCATGGTAAGATGAAAGGCATGGGTCAGGTCATCACTTGGTCAATTGTTGATGAGACAATGCATGCTGAGTCAATGATCAAACTGTTCCGAACATATGTAGAAGAGAACTTAGATCTATGGAACGACGATCTAAAAGGTAAGATCTACACAATTGCAGAACAGATGGTTGAACTTGAAGAGAAGTTTATCGATCTCGCCTTTGCGTTGGGTCCAATGGAAGGCCTGACTCCAGAAGATGTTAAGAAATATATCAAGTATATCTGTGACCGCAGATTGATAAGTCTTGGACTTAAGGGCATTTACAAAGTGAAGAAGAATCCTCTACCATGGGTAGAAGAGATGATCAATGCGCCTACGCATACAAACTTTTTTGAGAACCGAGCAACTGATTATGCTAGAGGTGCATTGTCAGGTGACTGGTCAGATGTGTGGAACGCGGCGTGAAGACAAGATTATTAGAATGCGAGGCATGCGAGTCCTCATTTTGTATCGAGCATACAATGGATGATAAATTCTATCCAGTTGAGTGGTGCCCGTTTTGCGGTGCATCACTTGACATAGAAGACTCGATTGATGAGGATTGGTTAGACCCAGACGAGACTGTTGAATCCTAAGAATATATTGAAATACTCTTTTTCAGCAGTGATTGACTATAAATAAAAGTTTAAACTGTAGGAGATTGATTCAATGAATGGAAAAGGTAGCACCCGGCGTAAGGCATTTGTAAATAACGAAACGTTTGCAAACAACTGGGACGAGATATTTGTTAAAGACAAGACTTCCCACATACGAGATGAGCAGAATTTTAAATTTAAACAACAAGATCTCACGGAACTGAACGGCGACGGCAATCGTGAGCGTGGTCGCTATGGTGAAGATGAGTCATAGTATGAGGTAATATGAGCGAAAAATATTGTGCAATGCCTTTCAAGTGGGCAGTGTTTCTACAAACAGGAGAGCAAGTGATATGCAATCCTACATGGGGGACACACCCTAAGCTGTCAGGCGACACAATAGTTGAGCGTTTCAATAGCCCTGAGATCAATGCAATCAGGGAGAGCGTACTCGACGGCTCATATAGTTACTGTGGCGACAACTGCCCTTACCTGAAAACATACAGGGAGGGTGGTTCTCCTCGAGTCTTCTATCCTAAAGAAGCACTGCAAATTGAAGAATATCCTAGCGCAGTAGAAATGTGCGAGGATGATGTTTGCAATCTAGCATGCCCTACATGTAGAAACGATTTCATATTAGAGAGCAAACAGCAGAGAGACTCCTACGACGAGGTTCAGGAGTTTTCTGACAAGATAAAGTTTCTAGCAACTACAGCTTCGGGCGACCCTCTTTACAGCAAAAAATCATTTGAGATGCTAAAGAACATTAGCAGAGAAACTTACCCACAACTGATGCAGATACGAATGCATACCAATGGGCTGTTGCTGATGCAGAAGTGGGAAGAGATCAAACATTTAGCAGAAGATTTTATCCTAGACCTAAACATATCTATGGATGCTGCACGTTATGACACATACAAGGTAGTGCGCAAGGGAGGCAACTTCGACTTGCTCATGCGCAACCTAGAATTCATGAATGAAAAGTCCGTCGGCAATCTTACAATATGGTACTGTGTGCATGATTTGAATTTCAGAGAGATACGAGAATGTTATGACCTAGTGGAACGCACACTGACCAATCACAATGTTAAGTACAACTTTTTTAATGTAGAGCATTGGTCGCAAGATCCTGCACTATACAAGCGTCAGAAGGTTGACAACTTACTGCACCCAGATCACGCTGAGTATCAGGAACTTGTGACACAGTTTAAAAATGATCTAGCATCTGAGATACAATCAGGGAAAATTGTACATAATCTATAGCAATAAATAGTGCATTACACTATGAGATTGTTATGGCAAAGAAGAAGAAAGAGAAGCAAGTACACCGCGTCTATTGTACATACTTTCCCAACGGTGATTACTATATAGGTTATAGTGGCAAGACGCAGAAACTTTATGAGAAATACTATGGCTCATCCAAATATGTGCTACAGTATGAAGGTGAATTAGTGAAAGAAACTATTGCTGAATTTGAAATGAAGTCCTGGGCTAAGATGCAGGAGTTTTTGTTACAATGGCAGCAACGACACGATCCTAAATGTTTGAATTCAATGTTGAATATCAGACTAAACAAAGAGCCACTCGCTAACTTTGTTCCTATAGACTGGAGCCCGAAATGCCATTTATAATCTTGCTTGCAATATCCGCCCTCGGAGTTTCCGCTGTAGCTGGGTACTTTTCTATCGTAGGTCTGATGGCTATTTTCCCTGCTGCGGCGTATTCTATTGCAGCAATGGGTGTAGTGTTAGAGGTTGCTAAACTAGTAACAGCATCATGGCTGTACCGAAACTGGGAGACTGCAAACCTACTGATCAAACTATACTTTGTGCCAGCAGTTATTGTACTGTCCATTATCACATCTATGGGCATTTTCGGCTTTCTATCTAAGGCTCACATTGATCAAGGCATTGAAAGCGGTGATGCGACTGCGAAGATAGAACGGATTGATACTCGCATAGCATCAAACGATAAAGAGATACAACGCGCACAGACTACCCTAGACAACTTCGACGCGACACTAGATCGATACACTGAGCTAGGCTATGTGACAAGAGGATTGGACGCGAGAAACGAACAGAAAGAAGAGCGCACGGCAATGCGAGCTATAATCGATGCGGCTGAAGATGCAAATGATTTACTCTATGACACTCGCTCGGAGTTACAGTCTGAAGTACGAGCGTTTGAAGTAGAAGTAGGACCTATCAAATACATAGCAGACCTGATATATGACAATGGCAGGGAGAATCTAGAGGCGGCAGTCAGGGCAGTCATCATTGCGATAGTACTAGTGTTTGATCCTCTTGCTATTCTACTAGTGGTTGCTGCTAATATGCAGTACATGGCGCACACAGGCGGGCGTATAGAGTTTTTATCGCTTAGTGACGATGCAACAGAAGCTGAAATGATGGTAGAGCCTGAGCCAGAAGCATCCTCAATGCGAGACGAAATCATGGATGAAGACAAGGCGCTATTGACTAAGGTAGCAAACGGGGTATCTCTCAACCCGGCTGAAAGAAAGAAGCTAAAAAACTTAGATTGGTTGGTTGACAGGAAAAGCTAAATTATGTGGAATTATGATGATGTAAACTTTGTGAATATAGAACTGTCCAGCCTCTGCAATTCTATATGTGCTTGGTGTCCTCGATATGAGGACATGTCCAGCGTTGTCAACAAACAACTCAAACCTACATACATAACCTTTGATCAATTCAAGGATTGGTTTCCTGCTGACTTTTGTGCCCGCATTGACAACTGGACCTGCTCTGGTGATTATGGTGATGCTGGAACAAACCCAGATCTGCTGCTGATACTAGATTATGTGCTGACACACAACCCTGAAGCCTCAGTGCATCTTAATACCAACGGGGGTATGCGCAATTCCAATTGGTGGGGCGAACTAGGAAAACTATTCTCACACCGAGAGCAGCGCAAGATGATATTCTCCATCGACGGGCTAGAGGATACAAATCATCTTTACCGCAGAAATGTCAAGTGGGATAAGGTAATGGCAAATGCTGGAGCGTTTATCGACAACGGCGGCAATGCATACTGGGACTTTTTGATATTCAAGCACAACGAGCATCAGGTAGCGGACGTAAGGTATCTAGCGTGGGAGATGGGCTTCCTAGATGTGACTGTGAAATATCCTAAGGGATTTGAGAAAGGCAACATGAAAGTCAAGGATGCCGACTACAATGTGCTGTATGAATTAGAACCGATTGATGAGAGCTACATACAAAATACATACCCTGCAACCCCTCCTAATTATAAGGCAGAAGATGTTCAATACATTACAATCAAAGAAAAGGTAGAAACACGGTATGCAGACACACCAGGAGACATCAAATGCTTCTCACATCGTAATGGTGTTGAGATACGCATAGCCGCTGACGGCACAGTGTACCCTTGTGTGCATTTCGGACATCTGAGTATGCACCCAAGATTCAATCAATTGTTCCCGAAAGCACAGATGATTGACATATTCAAGGACAAACGATTGTCTCTGCATGACAGATCTCTTAAAGAAATACTCGCAGACGACCCTTATAAATGGGTGCATGATAGCTGGGAGTCTAAATCCTGTGTTGTCTGCTGGCAGAACTGTGGGGTGTCAACAGACAAGCAAACGGTAATGGAACAAATATATCAAAACGAAGGAAAAATTCATGGCACAGTCTAAAATTCTAATTGTCGGCGGTGGTTCTAAATTTGGCGCACAGTTGGCGACAACAGCAAAAGAATACGGTGATGAGGTCCACGTTATTACAGGCAATACGGATATTGAAGCTGACCGAGTTATACCTGTTAACTGGCATCATGTATCAACAGGCGATATCATACCAAAGATTGACAAGGATTATGATGTAGTGGTGTTCAATCAAAATGGTGGGGGGTCGCCTAATGACATCGTACAAGAAAACGTACAACTAGAACATTGGAACCGTGCATTCTTTAACAATGTACAACTATCATATTATATCGCACAATACATAGAGGTTACAGAGAACTCTAAAATTGTTTGGATGTTATCTCCAGTGCTACACCCAAGTGCAAGAACCGATGGTTTCATTCTAGGTGGTTACGCGGCGGATAAGGCATATAGCTATCACATGATGAAATCATTCTCTACCCAGAAGAGTAAAAATTACTATGGTCTAGCGCCAAAACACTTCGGCAACTCGCCGTTCTTTGCGCCTGTAATGTATGAAACTATAATGAAACTAACCTCAGATAGGTCAGGTAAACTGTTGAATGAAACCGGTGAACCGTGGAGCTAACTTTTCATGGCGTAGAGTGGGAAACGATTAACAATTCTTTCTCTGATCGATACATGTCTCTGTTGGAAAATCAACTGTGGGAGTCTGAAGAATACTATGAGGATGATGTCAGGCTAGAGTCAATTGAAGCCGAGATTCATGAGACCTGCAATGAGTTGGATATCGTGTATACTGATATTAATACGTTGCATGAAGAAACGGTTGATAATAGAGCTAACAATCAACTGTACTCTAAGCTGAATGACTTGATTCACTATTATGAGAGAGTCGAGCAATCCTATCCTCCCAGATGGGGATACAGAAACGGCAACTCAGCTATAGAATTGCAGGATAGTGATTACGATTTCTTTACAGTAGATAGAAAATACGGATACCTGTATGTCATGTATCCTCATGTCGCAAGGCATTTCGCGGAAGCAGTAATGTCTGATGATCCTCATGGTACGATTGAACCACAGACTCTAGCGCGACCAAACTTTTTCTGTTGGTTGGGATCAGATATGATAGTTGAGGACAAGTTTATGCGCCGCGCAAAGAACTTTATTGATAAATATGATTTATCTTATGACCTGACAGATAAGACATTGGCAGTAGGGTACATCCCTTTTGCAAGACTGAGAAAGGATGTGCCCAATCTACAAGAGAAATTGCAATGGATCAAGTGATTAATTCCGAATGGTCAAACACTTTATTGACATGGTGTTGCATTCTAGTTATAATGATACACTCAATTAAACGGAGATAGAAGATGGGTATCAAAGAAACGCGCGATGAACTAATCGCTCTACTACAGGCTGGTGAAGTCACGATCAACTTCCAAAAAATGGATGAAACTGAGAGAGAATTTGTTGCTACATTAAAAGAAGGTGATGTTCCTGCTTTGACTGAAGCAAATGATTCTAACTCTGATAAAAAGAAGCGTGACGATCAGATTGTGGTATGGGTTCCTGCATTGCTTGGTTGGAGAACGGTCAAATTAGACCGAATCAACTCAATTACTGCTTGACATTAGACTCCTGTTACTATATAATACATAGTAACAATCAAAGGAGTCCATCATGGCACGACAAAGACAAGAACCAGAGCAGAAAAAGGTACGCAAAAAACGCAAGCCGATGACTGTTGAACAAAAGGCAGCTGCCGTTGAACGTCTAGCTAAGGCTAGAGCAGCGCGGCAAGCTGCTAATCCCCCTCAGTACAAAAACATTCACCCTAAGGTCCTTGCATTGGATGAAGACGATTCGCTCTCATTCAACAAGGTCCGTGAGTGGATCAAATTCAACAAAGATTTGCTATCATCTCACGGGCGCGAGATACGATCAGGAATAAAAGGTGCTGAAGCTAAGGCTGCATCTGTTTCTGCCTACATCAATGCTATGAACGCATATTTGCAAGGCGGTGATTGGATTGATAACTATTACGGCAGAGACCGAGAGCATAGAATGACATGGCGATCTGTTGCTATGGCATACTACCCTGATGGCGAACCTAAACGTACTAAAGGTATCTATTATCCTGATGTAGGATATGTCTGGGGTGAGCAGCCTGAAGGTCTTGAGGAGTTAATGGCATGATAGTAGTAGATTTCAATCAAACCGCGATTTCGACCTTCATGGGCGAGATTCGCGGCAGAACTGATGTTGAGGTAAATGTACCTCTGTTACGACACATGATTCTGAATGCCATACGTGGATACAAGACTAGGTTCGGCAATGAGTTTGGTGATCTTGTCATCGCATGCGACAATCGACACTATTGGCGCAAGAAAGTGTTCCCTTACTACAAGGCCTCCCGCAGAAAAGTGCGCGACGATTCAGGCTTTGATTGGCCTAGCATCTTTGAAGCACTGAACGCGATACGCAATGAGATAGATGAGTTCCTACCTTACCCTGTGATCGATGTAGATGGTGCTGAGGCTGACGATGTTATCGGCGCACTAGCGGCGTACAGTCAAACCGCTAAAGAAGGCGTGTTGTTCGAGGAAGCTGAGCCGTTATTGATTATATCTGGTGACCATGACTTCAATCAATTGCAGAAGTGGCCAAACGTGCATCAATACTCACCTGTCAAGAAAAAGATGATAAAGATTGAAGAATCGGCACATGCTATTTTGATGGAACATATCATCCAGGGTGACAAGGGTGATGGTGTGCCTAATATCTTGAGCGACGATGATACCTTTGTCACTGATAAGAGGCAAAAGCCAATTCGCAAGGTTCTATTGGCTGAGTGGAAGAAGATGTCACCCGAGGATTTTGTGACAGGTGATATGGCTGCTGGCTATGTGCGCAACAAGCAACTTGTAGATCTAAGCATGACTCCAGCGGATATAAAGGAAGAGATTATATCGTCATATCAACGGCAACTAAATAAAGATAAGGGTCAACTCTTAAATTATTTTATTAAATACAAATTGAAAGGCATGATTGATGTCGCGGAGGATTTCTAAGAATGAAGTTTAGACAAGTGGACGAAGGGTTTGAATGGGTATTCAAAGCTGAAGGTGTAGACGCACAGGTAGCAAGGCTCAAGCAATGGGCAGAAAACAACCAGACCTTGGTGTCTATCGTGCGATGGGGTGTTGGAGCGCAAAAAGTTGACTGGGGGCTGCCCAGCGGTATGCCAGATACAATCAAACTGGATGAAGATATCCCTGCAGGAATGAGTGATACAACTATCCAGATGGAATGGAGACGTATAAATGCATTCTCTGATCCTAATGGCAATATGCAAAAGCTGGTTGATTGGAAGCGAGAGGCTAACTGGATGCAGGTATTGGAAGGCTTACATCATATGGAAGCTAAGTGGTTGACGGCTGCTAAAGACGGGACGCTGCTAGAGCTATGTCCTCAGTTAGAGACTCTGTTGCCCGCATTGGGTATAGAGGAGTATAATGTCCCTGTAAAAAAGAAACCGCGAAAGAAAAGGTCTCCAAAGAAATCAGTCGCCTAGTCAGGGCGATATGGGTCATAGTAACGACCCCATTGCCAATCCGCTGGTAGCTCAAATCCATCTAATTCAACGAGATGCATTTTGCCAGTGGGTTCGACGCACCACTTTCGCTTAGATCTACTGTAGGCTGATTCACGAATCTTGCGTATTGTAGAAGGCTTATGCTTTCTACCGTACATAGGGTTAAACTCACCTCGACGGGTGCCTTTCATAGTCTTGGATACTTTATCTCGGAACTCCTGACTGCGCCCTTTCTGCACTGCTGGGTGATTCTCTCCTAGCTTGGCTTCTCTAATACGTTGTCTTCCTTCTGGAGTGTGCCAAGCTGTCCTGTCTCTACAGCGGTCTACAATAGGAAGGTTTTGCTTGTTAGCAATGATCACATAGTCTCGCACACCTTCTACAGTGGACTGCTTGATGATCATCTCGCGTGGCTTGGGGACCTCTTGTAGGGTGTTTTCATCGACAATCCAGTACTCGGATCGCGTCAGGAAGAGAAAAAACCTGCTTGCTCTAGCCATATTGTATATACTCAAATCAATGGTTATTGCATATTTATATAACAAAAGGATCTAAAAAAAGGCGAAAAAAAGGTTGCGAAGGGCACCAATATAGCATATAATAGTATTTCAAAAGTCGAGTTGAGAGAGAAAATATGATTATATCAACACAGATAGCCCGAGCATTCAATAAAGCAGTAACCAGTACTGAGAACCTGTGGGAAGATGGATCAGTTAATTGGAACTATGTGGATGCAGATGTACACATGAACATGCTGGGCAAAGCGCCAGACAACTATACAGATCAGTTTGATTACCTGGCTGATTGCTACACTGGTTACGTCAGTCCAGCAGACCGCATAGTACAGCTCTGCTGACTCTAGGCTGCTCCGAGTCTCAGGTTCTTAGAATTTCAATTGCTGCAATGAAAAGGCTTTAAATATGTACTACACTCACACGGTCAACCCTATTGGATGCTTCACTGAGAAGGATCATGGACAGTACTTTGAGTACTCTAATAACACTGATAGGGTAGAGAACTGTAGCGAGTGGTGCTGCTTTCCTCATCTAGTGTGGGTCGGTGACACGGCTGGTGGTGCTCCTGGCTATCGTTATGCGACTGTCAAAAAGACCGTTGCTTACATCGTTGTGGACGAGGACGAGTCCGGTCGCCCAGTCATTGAGAAATGGCAACTAAAGAAAAACAACCCTTACGAGGTGCTCGAGGTGACTAACCCAGAGCTTATTCTGGACCCTTCTAAGCCTGCTTATATGATCAGAACGTTATAAGCATATAACAAAAGGTTCTAAGAAAACGTGATAAAAAGGTTGCGTTTAGGGTCAGATTGTCATATAATAGTAGTTCAAAAGTTGAGAGAGAAAAGTTATGCGATATACGAAAAAAGAATTTCTTCAGTTGCTAGAAACAAAACTCAAGTCTGAGGTATGCCCTATTCGCATCGCACAACTTGAAATGAAGATATTCAAATTAAAGTTGGAGTCAGCAGTTATGGTGTAGCGTTACGGCAGGAGCGCGGCTGTGTCGATACCGCGCATGACTGTTTCTTTTTTTATTGTTAGGATGTGAATTTTATGGCTTATATATCAGCAACTGAAGTTAAGGCGATTCGTGAAGAACTCAAGAAGGAGTTCCCTAAGTATCGTTTCTCGGTTCGTAAATCCTCTGGCGGACTAGCCGTTTCCGTCTCTCTCACTAAAGGGCCCAAGGGTCTGCTAGAAACTGTCGGTGAGCAATTCACTGGCTCTGGTTTTCAGTCTATCAACCACTATCATACGAACATGTATGGCGAGTACAAGGGTATGTTTGACAAGATCCTTACCACTATCAAGTCTGCCCCTGCTAAAGTGGGTCGCGGTTGGTATGACAACTCCGACGCAATGGTCGATTACTTCGACACTGCTTTCTATATACATATGGAAGTAGGCCGATACGGCAAAGGGTACACAACGGTTTAGGAGATACAATGAAAAAATTAGCAATTGCCGCGGTAATCATCGCGGCTTTAGGTGTTTCACAATCAGTAGAGGCTAGTAGCACTAGTGACAAGGTTGCTATCGGCGTTACTGGCATCCTAGTTGGTAAGTGGTGGAGCGACAGGCAGTCGTATAGTCCAGCGTACTCTGGCTATGAGGAATACTCTAGCATGGGTTATTACAGTTCCTCAGGAACATGGTATCCCTTTGATAAGCGGTACCCTCGTTTCAGATGTCGAGGCAACCGCATAGATTGTGCATACCAGATGGGTGTGTATGAGCGAGAACGCGCAGCCTTTAACGAAGCAAAGCGTCAGGCGTATGAGTGCGGTAGATGGGGCAGGTGTAAATGATTGTACTAACTGACATAGACGGATGTGTACTTGACTGGGAAGAAGGCTTTACAGTATGGATGGATCATCGCGGTCACACCCAGGTTCCTGGATACAAGGAGCACTACGGCATCGACACTCGGTATGGCATGGAGAAGTCGTTGTCAAAGAAACTAGTCGAGCAATTCAACTCTTCGGCTGCAATAGGCTTTCTTCCTCCGCTCCGTGACGCGCAGTACTATATCAAGCTGCTGCACGAAAAGCTACAGGTCAAGTTTGTAGCGGTCACTAGCCTAAGCGACGATCCTTATGCAAAGAAACTGAGAGAGCGCAACCTTGCTAAGTTATTTGGCGATAACACTTTCGAGGAAGTTATATGCTTGCCTTGTGGTGCTGACAAGGATGATATCCTCGAGGAGCTACAGGCAAAGTATGCTGACAGTATCTGGATCGAGGACAAAACTACAAACGCTAGGGTAGGTGCTGCTCTAGGTTATGAAACTTTATTGATCGAGCATAAATATAACATGCACGACCAAGGAGACTTCACTCTGGTGAAGGGCTGGGAAATGATTTACAACTATATAGAGGTAAACTATGAGCGTTTATGCACTGGAACAGTTTGAATCTTTTTGTCGCAAGATGTACCATAGGAACTGCGAGGAGCGCGGTGAATGGGGTGATGAATTATTGACCTACGAGGAATACACGAACAATAATCGTGGCTTCCTAATTCACATTTACGAGCAACTGGAAGATGAGTCTTTCGGTGAAGCATTAAAAAAAGGGAGCCTTAAGGAATGGATGAGATCACTCTAACTGCAATAACATTTACCTGCACTTTCATATCGTACTACACAGGCAGATACTTCGGTGGTGCCAAAGGTCAGGCTGTAGGCATGGCTATTGTTATGTGCTGGCTAAAACAGCGACCTGAATCTTGGGCGAACTGTGAGAAGGACTTCTACAGGGATATGAGAAACCTCTAAATGGAAGACTTTTATTATTACGCCAGTGGACAGGAAGTCGAACCTTATTCAGCTAAATTCATAGAGTCCGACACGGAACTACGGTACGAATTCAACAAGGAAAACGAACCAGAAGAGCTTCTAGCCAATGGCTGGGAAGAGATGTCTAACGGCGAGTATCCCTGGAGTATAACAAGTCCCCTTGATCATGACACCGTGGACATTAGGTATCGAATCAACAAACACGGATTCCGCTGCAATGAAATGCCCTTTGCTGCTGCACCACGCGCGGTGATCGCATTAGGGTCTAACATGGCTTTCGGTGTAGGCGTACCAGAACCCATGACTTGGCCTCATCTAGTGGCTAGTAAGCTAGGGCATCGTGCAATCACACTAGCTAAACCCAATTCGTCGCTAGAATCGCAGTATAGGCTGCTTCTCGCGTGGTTACCGCAGCTACAGTCGGAGTATGTAGTATTGCAGGAGCAGCATGACTCCTTGAGCCAATGGGAGCGATTTGAGGGTGAGGAGCTTATAAGCGAATTCATCCCAGGTGATGTGCGACCAATGGAAAAGATTAGACGGGACATGGTACTCAGGGCTATGCAATCATTGTGTAATCAGTTTAACTCTACCTTTATTCACATATCTCCTGAGGTAGAACTACTCGACGAGCCTGACTACGGCAGAGACCTAATGAGTCCTGGTAGAAGGCAGCATCGATATGTCTCATACCAAGTACTGAAGCGCATGGGGCAACTTGATTGATAAAACGCCCTCGAAGTATGCTATTCGGATCTGAACCTTGTAACTACAACTCTGCATGGATGACAGGTGATACCGAGGAGATGTATCTCAACCAAGACCGTGATGCACTGAAAACTCACGGCTGGGATAACAAGGCTAAAGCATACAGCCTAAATTACACTACCAATGAGTATGGCTTCAGGGAAGAGCGAGACTACCGACTCCAAGGCGACATGGCTCTAGGCTGTAGTTTCACATATGGCATGGGAGTGCATAAGGAAGACACTTGGCCTAGTATGTTGGGGGGACTGACTGATAGACACATCTACAACTTCGGTATGCCTGGACATGGGCTGATGGGCGCGTTTCGTATAGCGATGCATTTTGCTCTACTGCTCAAGCCCAAGAATGTCTATATCCTAGCTCCAGGGTTTGATCGCATAGAGTATTTTTACCCTCACGATTCTACTTGGGCGCCACACGGGGGTTGGAGTGACCCGTCTGATGAAGTAGCCATGACAATGTTGAGTCAGGAGAATGCCTTTTTACTAAACTCCACGGCTCTATGTGGCATCAAGGGTATTTGTGACTCAATTGGTGCTAACATGTATATGATACACCCTGCTATTGGAATGCAAGGGGGACACGCTATTGGCGTTATGGGTAGAGACCTAGTACACCCAGGTAGACTGGTTCAGAAGGAGTATGCCAAGCTGTTCGTTTCTGCTGACCCCTGGACATTCACACATCAAAACATCGGAGCGGCATTCACACTACCCGATCCTACGCACTCTCCTGTACTCTTTCCTGAGTAAATCCACATCGCTGTATATACGAAAAAGTTATAAGCATATAACAAAAGGTTCTAAAAAAAGGTGAAATAAAGGTTGCGAAAGTCACCAATACCTCGTATAATAGTGTTTCAAAAGTTGAGAAGAAAAGGAAAATCATATGACACTATCAGAAGGCTTAGTAGCTCAGATCTCAAAAGAGGCTCTGGAATTGATGGAAGGCGAGAAGCTAACTGCTCTTGTCCCTTCTTCATCGTGCTACTCCTCAATGCAGAGTGAGTATTGGTTAGAAGGTCGTCCTGCTGTTCAGGTCGCGATTCAACGTTTAACTGCTGAGTATTTCAGCGTGGAGAGTGTGTAATGGAAAAGCAACTACAAAAGCTGGTTGAGGAGATCAACAAGGACTACCTAAGATTCATGCCGCCCACGTCTGAGGTTCGTGAGAAGATGGCCTCTGAATTTGTAATGTCGCTTGAGATTCTTGAAGGTCGTAAGTACTACAAAATCATCAAGGGAGGTTCTGTGTGGGGCTTCGTTGTCAAGGTCGCGGACTCTAAGTTCAAGGCTGGAGATCTGCTCAAGGCAGCGTCCTGGGCTGCCCCTGCTCGTAACAAGGCTCGTGGCAACATCCTCGAGGGTGACTACAGCTGGGTTCGTTGGACTGGTCCCGAGTATCTTTAAGGAGAGTAGTATGATTATATTTGAAGGTGATTTTGTACGCAGACAAGGACAATCGAAATGGTTGGAAGTTGTCTGCGTTGTGGATGAAATGCATATTCAACTCAGCGATGGGGCTTATGTAAGGGTAAGTGAGCGATCTATTAGTCAGGTCTTGAGTGCAACGGAATACAATGAGGAGGTGGCGTAATGAATATATCAACAGAGGTTGTAAATTCGTTCAACGAAGCAGTAATAAATCCTGAGAATATTCGGGACGGCTTAATCGATTGGAACTATGTGGACAGTGATGTGTTCATGGATATGAAAGATGCTGACCACCTGAGCGTCTCGGACATTAATGACCAACTCGATTATCTTATTACTCAATATGAACAGCAAAGTGAGGTAACGGTATAATGTTTAAATTGTTTCAAATTCGTCCAAGCCGTGAGCAGTGTGACCGAGTCAATGAGTTAGGTTGGACTCAGGCGTTTGAGGAGATGCCAATCATTGAGGCATGGCAAGCGGTTGGGCGAGGTGGTTCTGAGGCTTATGTCACGGAATACGACCAGTATTTTGAGCATGTCGCGGACATCGCAGTGGATTCTTTGGAAGCGGCATTTGATGCGCATAACATGGAAGACGAGTCCAAGATCACTCGCTACCGACCACAGCACAGCATGTCCGTTGGTGATGTTCTGGTGGATGAGTTTGGTGGTGTTCACATGTGCGACAATATCGGCTTCACTCAAATCATGTCCTCTTTCATCGGATCGAATCAAAAGGTAGCCTAAGGGAATGTTCTATATTCATGTGGAAGGCGGAACTCAAATGATGCGGCATCTAGCTCAAGATGCCGTTGTCTACCTCATGAGCAAAGAACTACCGAGAAAGCGGGTACTCAACCTGGATATCGAGATTAAAAATATTCGCAAAGAAGGCTGTCATGGCATGATAGATTCTTGGAAAGATCGAGGGAAACCTTACTCTATCATAGAAATAGACAATGGCAAGGACATGAGCCTTTATGATTTTATCGAAGTCCTCTGCCACGAATTCGTACACATGATACAGTTTCTAGACGGCAGATGGGTACAGAAGGAAAACAAAATATACTGGAAGGGGAGTGATCTCACGGATATGGCATACTACAAACAACCGTGGGAAAAAGAGGCATTCGCCCGCCAGAAGCCATTAGCCAAATACATTCTAAGAGAAGAGCTAGGTATCACTCTCAAAGAGGCAAAACAGATTAAAGTCCGAGGCTATAAATACTTCACTTGACAAGGAATTCCTGAATGGCACGCACAAACCGTAAGAAGCCTTATCAACCTAAGCGGAAACAATACATCTCGCTATCAACGCTCGTATCGGAAATGACACAAGAAGGCGTATTCATCGACGTATTCGACGGTATCAGCATAGAGGCAAACGGCTATAGGTACGGCATGTATGATTCTACAGTATCAATGGAACCCGTGACCGCTGTTGAAGAGGTGATCGTAGCCAAGGTAAAGCCTAAGAATAAACCCAAGAAAGCCCCAAAAAAGAAGGATCAATGATATGGCATACAGCGATAAAGTAATGGATCACTATGACAATCCACGCAACGTCGGTAAGCTAGACGCTGCGGATCCTAATGTAGGTACGGGTATGGTAGGCGCACCTGCTTGTGGTGACGTAATGAGACTTCAGATTGTGGTTGAGGAAGGTATCATCACTGACGCTAAATTCAAAACGTATGGATGCGGAAGCGCAATCGCTTCATCCAGCCTGTTAACGGAATGGGTCAAGGGAAGGACTTTGGAGTCTGCATATACAATAAAGAATACGGAGATCGCAGAAGAACTAGCCCTCCCACCAGTAAAGATACATTGTAGCGTATTAGCGGAAGATGCTATCAAGTCAGCAATAGATGACTATCAGTTAAAACAGAATACGCTCAAGCAAGATGCGGTTGATACATGGATGAGGGATATCAGATGGTAACATTTACACCCAGGAAAAGGACATGATTTATTATATTTTGTTCGCTTTCATAGTAGGGTTCTATATAGGAAAGATTAGATGAAATACGCGGTAAAGTATCCATTTAATGACGAATACCTGTATGTGATACACGGAGACAGTAAGTTTCAGCTAAGACCCATACTCTTTGACAGTATAGAGGAAGCAGCGGATCTAGCAGATGTGTGGGGTGAGGATGCTATAGTAGTCATAGTAAACATAGAGGATAGCGTATTAGGCTTCCTTTGTCAGTCAGGCATCAAGTCGGAAAGGTTATCGATAACGTTCTATACATGAGGTATTTCTATTTATGAGGGTGCAAAAAGAGCTGGTCTTAGTTCGTGGCTCCTATTCCCTAGGAAGTCAAGCGTTTTCTACAATATTCGGTAGAGTAGGTCCCTGTCAACCTTTTTCTGTAAGGTTCGGTAAGGAAGGCACCTGTCAAGTACCTAGGAGACCAAAAGGAGTTACCACATGATACGAAGAGCCTGTGCATACGCCTGGGAGGTATGGGCTAAGGCATTGGGGGAGAAGGCATCCGAAGACAGCCGCACCTCTGACCTAGTAGCCTTAGTTAGGACTGTCATAGTACTGGTTAACGTAGTATGTGCCTTATTCATTATGACCAATATCGTACATAACTGGTAAATAAAGGTTGACATCGTTTCTATCCTATACTATACTACGTCTGTTGCGTTAAAAGGAAGAACCT